GCCAACCCTACGTCTATATCAGACGTAGACCTTCGCAGAGATGATGCTGGAGCTCTGCGGTCTCCCTGCGCGCTTCAAGTGATTCTTGTCGACGAAAGGCAGATCGCCGCGCTTGAGGAACCACTTCATGAGTGCTCCCCGCCCGTCAAGATTATCTACGGGAAGGGTGTCCTTTACCATATATGCCCTGATCATGGGGCGGTGGTAGTTAGGACAGATCTCATAATCCGAAATCGGATCATGAGACCAGCGCCCAAGCGCCTGGCTAGTACGAGGTACCTCGGGGAAGTACGGAATCACCTTAGTGATGACCCCGTCAAGGTACTCTACTGAACGGTCCATACCTCTATCAAAGAGGTGATTTCTCAGGGCCACAGTAGCAACTAGCTCGGCCACGTGCAGTTTGCGTGAGGTTGGGAACATCTGACGAACACGAACAAGTGAAATGTCGTGTCCATCATAGTAATCCCCACCACAAGACTCACGGAATTTTCCATTCCAGAAAGACTTGTCTCGATTAACCTTCAAGCCGAAAAGCTCGAGGGTATCGATCACGCTCTGTGCCATATCCACGGGGACAATAATGTCATCCCCGAAGACGCGCACCCGGTGCCGGTACCGCTTAACAACGGCCGGCGTCATGGTGTTGCTGAGCGCTCGCTCCATGCCAAGGAAAACGAGGGATGTGAAAACAATCCCTTCCATGGCAAAAGTAAGCGCTGAACCCATAGATGCGAACTTGGCCAGGCGAATTTCACCATGGCCTTGAACATCAGCCTTCCGGGAACGACAAGCATCCACAGCCTCAGAAAGATGAGGCCAGGGTGCAAGAAGTTCACGTACCTGCTGATTCGAGACACGATCGGAAGCCTCACTCAAATCGAGTGTGGCAAGGCTACCATCACGGGAGCCTTGGCGCGCGAGATCCATATTGGGACCACGATCGAGCCAACCGAGAATACACCGCAAGAGATCATCCTTGTGAATGTATTCCGTCACCGCTTCGAGTATGGCCTGCTGTGTATATTGCATGCAGGTTGGCTCAATAGCGATGATACGAGGTGTCTTGAGCGTCTTGGGGACGGTAATAACCCTAACGGGTCGTTCCTCCCCGGGTTCGAGAATCTGCGTGTCCTGCAACTCGCTATACCAAGCAAGCCCAGGATTGGGAAAGAGAAAGTCCCCCAAAGGGAACACTCGATCCAGCCGGGAAGTCCACTCGTTCTGAGTGTACTTCGAATTCGCGCTCAGCTTTTCAGCTGTAGCACCCGGCCCATGCTTCGGAAGAAGTTCATAGTTCCAGACCTGACGGTCCAGTTCCGTGAACATCTCTCGAAACAGCAGTCGTCCTACACGCACGAAATCGGACATATCTTGCTCCGACAACGACGCGTCAGACGCACGCAAATCCTGCTCACACTGAACAAATCCAGCAAAAGCAGCCTCTGTCCGTGCATCACTGCATGGGACTTCAATCTTCGCCCACATCGATGTAAACTGATGTAGAGCAGAGATGGCTGCGATACTGGGTTCATCCAGCAGCAAACCAGTCTCGCGACAGAACACATGATCAAGGAAACCTCCGAGAAATCGGGGGAGACCCCGACTCCGCTGAAATCCAGCGAAGTCGTCGTGATCTACGAAGCCACGGTCAAGACCTTTTTGGAGGTCTTTACCGAACTTGGCAAGGGTTATCCCTAGAAAAGATAACCCCTCATGTTCTGTTCGAGCCGTGACAGTTTTAGCGTCACGACTGGTGTCGACACTGCATCTGTCCCCCAGATCTTGGAGGACGGCGTGCGAGAATGCGATCAGGCTTTTCACCTAGGCTCCTAACAGAGCTCATGGATCCTCAACCAAGCACATTCATAGACCACCGGTAATATCTACCGGATTCGGTCCCACACTGGGAAAACAACCACCTCCAGAATGAACCAGAGGATGGTGTTCAGTTCTCCCCACCCAGGAGCTTAGCGACATTGCTGCCGCTAGTGTCCGTGAGCCACTTCGTCAGGCCAGCAACTACGGCCTGCGCCTCAGCAACCGTGTATCCCACGGGCGGCACGTCAACAACGACGTAAACGCTCATGGAGTACTTGGTGTTAGCTGCGGTAAGTGGATCAGCGGCAATCTTGGAGTGTTCCAGACGGGCCGTTCGACGAGACCTCTTGCCAATGGCGTGAGAGATCTTGAGAACAGCCGTGCCATCAGGGGTGTTGAACATCCCCGAAGTGACACCACTGCTCGTTCGCGGAAGCGAAAGAGCAGTGCCGGAAAGAGTGACGGCCTGCGGGTCAGTGTACATGGTAGCATCCTTCGACTTGTCGTCTCACGACGATAGGGGGTCATCTTGCCCCCACCTAACCACAGGATTGTGGAAGGTGAGTTGTTGCAGCGTGGGTTATCAGAACCACGCAGAGGGTCCTCGGGTAAGCCCGAGAGCACCAAGAATGGCCCATTGCTTGCCCGATAAGGACGATAGCGATGTGCCAAACCCGTACGGCGTAGCCCGGACTCTTTCCTTTGATTCAAAGGTCAGAGTGTTATGAATCGGGCCCGATTTGGCGCCACCATTGAAGGTGACTCCATCCGGCATGTGGTACTTCTGGACTATCTTCACATGATTCATGAGATAGCCGTACCGCAGTACGAGGCCATCCGACCCAAGGTAACTAGCGTTGGTAAGAATATCACCAACGTTAGCAAACCAGTCGGCTAGCCAGGACCATGGTGACAGTTCCCATAGGACCTCGGGTGTTAACCGAGATCCAAGGAGGCGATTAGCCTCCTGCTCAAAGCGCTCCATCTTACCGATGATTCCTTCGGAATCAGCTAGATGGTAAGAGTATGCGCCGGAAAACCACGACCTAGTTGTGATTGTCCGAGTGAGCTGGATACTGCCATACGTCGCGATAGCCCCATCTCCCCATCCTTCGATCCTAGGACCGTTGTTGGGAGGGATAGGAACGTTCTGAGTCACCTCTACAGTTTCGAGAGGTGCTGCTGAACGCCGACGTCGAACCGTTTTACCGCTGTCCTTGTGGTACTGTTTGATGACCTTTGAGGCCTTCAAAACAGCATTCACGAGATCCTTGACGTCCGAGACCGTGGGCGCAATACCAAAAGAATAATTCAAGAACTCACCACCGATGGATTGGTGGAAGTTCGAATTATCCTTTAGTAGAGCAATCCCCGGAATCTGCGGAAGCATTTGCAAGCTTTCGCCAAGGAGAGAGGCCAGCTGTGCTGGACTCCGAGTAGGCAAGGTGTTAGCAATAAAGCTAGCACCCAGTTTATTGGCATCACCTGTCGAAAGACGAGTGCAATACCAAGCCGCATTCGGAATCCCACCACCTCCATAATAGCCTGACTGATTCAAATCGGGAACGTTGAAAAACAACGGACCCTTTTGACGCAGGCGTTGAGAGGTGTTGCGTGGATCAATCCACGAATAGTCCCAATTAGGATGACTAGTCGTGAGTTCGCGTTTTGAAGTAAAGAACGCGTGACCATTGTCGTAGGAAGGACTTGGCTCGGTGAAACCATTTCTGGTAACATCGAGGAATTCCTTGTCCCCCTGCGTGGTCAGCTCCACAGGCACACCTTCCTTTGTAACGCGATCGGTCCGATAGGACTCGGTCACTTGGAAGGGATTGGCTGAAGAAGCCAAGAAACTCACTACATCTTCACCGCGTTTAACACCAGTTAAATAATACCGCTCCCTAATAAGGTCGCTGTAGGTGTTATGCAAATAACGCGTGCGTAGTGAGGTGGTTCCCATGATTCTCCGTAGGGTTGTTCCGTCTTGATAAGGACGGGGATGGATGGTGAGTGCACTGCATTTCTCCACCCACCCTGGACTGGAAACGGAATAATCTTCTCATTCTCGCCAGTGTCGAAACACCGCTGGGGTCCCTAAAG